ATCAACATCGCCTTGTTGTTGACCGTTCTGTGGTCGAATGGGACTACCGCTCAAATAAAGACGAGGCTCCAGAGAAACGTCTCCTCTATATGCTCTTCTATCAGATGAGCAGGATGTGTCGGGAAAAAGGAGCAGTCCGACACGACGACAGATTAGACGCACTAGCTCAAGGAGTTAAGTACTTTACAGATGCAATGGGTATCTCCGCTATGGAGGTTATCAAAGAACGTAAACGTGAAGAGTGGAACGACATGTTAGCCGCCTTTTTAGACGACCCCCAAGCAGAGACAAACCACCTAGTTTTGGGTATGAGTTTAGACCAACGGAGCAAGTAATCTTGCGTATGTCAATGGTAGAGGATGATGAAAAGAAAGATAAGGCAAAGAAGAAGGTAGACAGAGTTAAGGCAGAGATGCAATTATGGCTTGAGTCAATGAATGATGACGACAGTTTTTCTACCACAATGGAGAAGGTCATGGTTGATCTAGAGTCTACTGGAAATGGTTATCTAGAGATTGGTCGCACTACTACAGGAGAAATTGGTTACGTTGGACATATTCCATCAACAACAATGAGAGTGCGCCGTCATCGTGACGGTTATGTACAGATCGCTAAAAGCAACAAGATTCAAGCGGTGTTCTTTAGAAACTTTCAAGACGCCGAAATGGAAGATCCGATCAACTCGGACCCTAATCCAAACGAAGTGATTCACTTCAAGACATACTCTCCCAACAACACTTATTACGGCATCCCGTCATCTGTTTCTGCGGCTGCTGCAATTGTTGGTGATAAATTTGCTAAAGAGTACAACATTGATTACTTCGAAAACAAAGCAATCCCTCGTTATGCAATTATTGTCAAAGGCGCAAAACTCAGCCAGCGCTCAAAGCAGGAACTTGTTAACTATTTCCGTCAAGAAGTTAAAGGTCGGAATCACGGAACTCTAATTGTTCCTCTCCCAGCATCTTTGGGTGGAGATAGTGATATCAAGTTTGAGAAGCTTGAAGCCGGTATTCAGGATGCATCGTTTGACAAGTACCGCAAGTCAAATAGGGACGAGATTCTTGTTGCTAACAGGGTTCCCGCCCCGAAGGTAGGTGTTTATGATAATGCTAACCTTGCGGTTTCTAGAGATGCTGACAAGACGTTCAAAACTCAGGTTATTGGGCCGGATCAATCTGTTATTGAGAAAAAAGTTAACAGACTTATTGCTGAATTCACGGACCTAGTAACAATTAAGTTTAACCGCATTGACCTTATTGACGAAGATATTCAGTCAAGAATTTACGACAGGTACCTTAGGACCGAGGTTGTTAGTCCGAACGAAGTTCGTAATGAACTTGGTCTACCTGAGCGTGAAGAGGGAGATGAGATGCTTCCGTTCCCAACAAAGCTAAAAGCAATGCAAGCCGGTAAGGGACCAGGAGCACCTGAGGGTAATAGTAATAACGAATCCGCAGTGCCGAGAAAGGCCAGAGCGGACACGCCGGAAGGTTCTACCGATCCTAGAGATGCTGGTGATCAGGCTGAGCGTGGAGAGAACCAAGATAATGGAGGAAATAATGATTGACGGACATATTGTCTATTCAAATACAAGTTTGACAGATTCTGATGGTGTAGTTTCTATTGATCATCACACTTATAAGATTTGTCTGATTACTTACAACACTAATCACTGGGTTGAAGTTAAGTTAAATGGCAAGCACTCAGTTATGCTAACAGCCGATAACGATTCTAGTCACGCATATGTGCATGTTGAAGGCGACTACAATACTATTGAAGTTGTTACGCCTAGCTCAACAGTTGCCGTTTATGCTATAGGCTGATTGCTGATAAACTTGATTTAGAGGTTTGGTAATGGCTGCTGAAAGAAACATATCTATTTATCAAGGAGATACTTATACCCACGATGTGACAATTGCTGACTCATCAAATTCAGCAATTGACATCAGCGGTAGAACGTATGCTGCTCAAATAAGACCTTTTGCTGGTTCATCTGACATTACTGCTACATTTACTACAAGCATTGTCTCGGCTGCGGATGGTCAAATGAGATTTAGTTTAAGTCCTACTCAAACAGCAAACATTAGTGCTGGTATCTATACTTATGATCTTCAAGAAACAAACGGTGCAATTGTTTTAACTATTATGTCGGGAACAGTCACCGTTACCGCTGAGGTGACAAGATGACTGCTCAGATAACTAATGTTAGAATTTATGCTTCCGATGCGACAACTCTTACCGTTGCGCCCTCAGAGTCTACCGGCCTGTCAGTTAGAGCAGGTGACTCAAGTTTAATTTCTGTTTCTGGAAATACTTCTACAACTGTTTCTATCTCTAATGCTCAATCTACGGCTGTATCTGTTGTAAACGCTGAGTCACCAGCTGTAACATATAGAAATGCTGAAGCCACTGTATTGCAGGCGGCTCCAGCAACAATTAATTTAGGTGCAAGCGTCCAGCTATCTAGTGATGCCCCGCTTGAACTTTCAAACACAGGATCTGCCGGTACGAGCCTTTTGGCATCAAGAGCAGACCACAGGCATCCTTCGACTGGGATGTTTTTAAATGGGGGTAATTTCTAATGTCGAATACGATTCGTATTAAGAGGAGGGCATCGGGTCTATCGGGCGCTCCATCTACTTTGAAAAATGCTGAACTTGCATTTAACGAAGTTGATAATGTTCTGTACTATGGTACTGGAACTGATGTTAATGGAGATGCTAACACTGTCATTTCTATTGGTGGTACTGGTGCTTTTGCTGACTTGTCATCAACGCAAACTATTACTGGTGCAAAAACTTTTTCCGGCTCCGTTGCTTTAGGTTCTTCTGCTACCGCAGCAACTAAATCCCAGAGCGATAATTCAACATCTGTTGCCACAACTGCTTATGTTGATACTGCTATCGCTGGCGTTGGTGGATCTTTAACAATTGCTGCCGATTCTGGTGTTGATGATACTGTTACTGTTGGAACCGATACTTTAACTTTTGCCGGTGATACTGGAATCACAACTACAGTCTCTAATAATCAAATTTCTATTGACCTTGATGACACAGCCGTGTCGGCTGCCTCCTACGGCTCTGCTTCTACTGTTCCAACTTTCACTGTCGATGCTCAAGGTCGTTTAACTGCTGCTTCCGATACTAATATTGCAATTGCAACTTCTGCTGTAACTGGGTTGCAGGAATACATTGAAGATACTGCCTCTACAATGATTACTGGTGCAACGCATTCTGGTATTGCTGCTACATATAATGATGTTGCTGGAACTCTGGCTTTAAATGTTGATGATTTCACTTTGACTCTTGCTGGTGATTTAACGGGTAGTGCAACTGTTACTAATCTTGGTGATGCGACTTTAACTGCTACTATTGCTGCTAACTCGGTTGCTCTTGGAACTGACACTACCGGAAACTATATGGTTGATGTTTCTGCTGGAACTGGTATTAGTGTTTCCCATACTGCTGGCGAGGGGTCTACTGCTACGATCACTAACTCTGGTGTAACTTCTATTTCAGGTACTACTAATAAAATTGTTGCTGATGCATCTACTGGCGCTGTAACTCTCACGTTGCCTGACGATGTAAGCATAACTCAAGACGCAACCGTTGGTAGAAACCTGACAGTGACTGGAAACTTAACTGTTAACGGTGACACTGTAACTGTTAACACTTCCACTCTGGTTGTTGAAGATAAAAATATTCAACTTGCTAACACCGCCAGCCCGTCAGATTCTTCTGCTGATGGTGGTGGTATCACTCTTCTTGGTACAAGCAATAAAACTTTTAACTGGGTTAATTCTACTGATTCTTGGACATCATCTGAGCACATTGATCTTGCTAGCGGCAAAGAAATTAAAATTGCTGGCACAAAAGTTTTAGACGGCTCAAGCCTTGGTACAGGTATTACTGCTTCAAGTTTGACTAGTCTTGGAACAATTTCTACTGGTGTCTGGCAAGGTACTGCTGTAGCTGTTGCTTATGGCGGTACTGGAGCGACTGATGCTACTAATGCAAGAAATAATTTAGGTCTTGCAATTGGAACAAATGTTCAAGCCTATAGCGCAGACCTTGCTGCAATCGCTGGTCTAACTTCTGCCGCAGATAGGCTTCCATACTATACTGGCTCTGGATCTGCCGCTCTAGCAACATTCACCTCGTTCGCTAGAACTCTTGTTGATGATGCTGATGCCGCTACTGCTAGAACGACCCTTGGGCTTGGAACAATGGCAACTCAAGCAGCCAGCAGCGTTAGTATTACAGGCGGAAGTATTGATGGTGTAACCTTTGATGGAGGAACTTTCTGAGGTAGTTGAATGGCTAATACTATTAAAATAAAAAGATCCGGCACTCAGTTT